AATATTAAAAAGATTTATAAACAAGAAAAGCGTAAACAATGGCTGAAAAAAGAACGATTGAATTAGAAATACAAGACAATAGCAAAAGTCTAAAAGCGCAATATAGAGAAGCCGTACAAGAACTTCAAAAAGTAAGTGCGCAATATGGTGAAACTTCAGAACAAGCCGTAAAAGCGGCAAAGGCTGCTGCTGAATTAAAAGACCAAATAGGATTCTCAAAAGACTTAGTTGAAGCGTTCAATCCCGATGCTAAATTTAAAGCGGTTGAAGGTGCGGTAAATGGCGTAATGAATGGATTCCAAGCCTTCACGGGTGGGATGGCTTTATTAGGTGTTGAAAGTGAGAAAGTAGAAGAAGCACTATTGAAAGTGCAAAGCGTAATGGCTTTAACACAAGGTATAAACGGATTGATGGAGGCGAGGGATTCTTTTAAACAATTAGGTATAGTTGCTGGAAATGCTTTAAAAGGAATTAGAAGCGGTTTAGCTGCGACTGGAATAGGTTTATTTGTAGTTGCTTTGGGTACTATTGTCGCATATTGGGACGATATTAAAGCGGCGGTAAGCGGTGTTTCTGACGAACAATTAAAACTAAATAAAGACGTAGAGAAACAGGCAACTGCTTCTAAAGATATTTACGAAAACGCACAATTACAAGAAAATAGTTTAAGGCTTCAAGGTAAAAGCGAAAAGGAAATTTTAAAAATAAGGCTAAATAAATTAAATACTTCAATAGCAGATGAAGAAGTACGTATTAAAGGATTAGAGGAAACATCAAAACTTGAAATAGCAGCCGCAGAACGTAACCAAGAAATAGCAGAAAACATTATTCGTTTTGCTTTAGAATCTTCGGTAATGGTTTTAAGGGCAGTTGCTGCTCCATTTGATTTATTAATTGAAGGTGCTAATAAACTTTCTGAAGCATTAGGATTTAGTAAAATAACAACTACAAATATAAATGCTGAAATTACTAAATTAACTCAATTGGGTGCTGAAGTAGGTAGTAAGTTTTTATTTGACCCAGCTAAAGTAAAAGCCGATAGCGACGCTACTATAAAAGAAGCTAAACGAGGATTAGCACAAATGAAGTCTGATAGGGATGGGCTGCAATTACAAATAAAACAAGGCGACCAAAACAGCGTTAACAATCAAGCAAACACAGCAAAAGAACAAATAGATATTACTCGTCAATTAGAAGATGAGAAATTACGTATAATGGAAGATGGCTTTGATAAAGAATATGCCATCTTAAAAGAGAAAAAGAAACGTGATAAAGAGGATGCTGATAAACAATTTAAAGAAGGTGTTTTAAAAAAAGAAGATTACGAAAAATTATTACTTCAATTAGATGAAAGTTTTGAAGCTGATAGGAAAAAATTATATGACAAATCCTTTAACGACAATTTAAAACAAAAAGATTTTACAGTTCAATCTTTAATTGACCAAAAGAAAACAGAAGCGGAAATTGAAATGGCTGCTTACGTTGAAAAAAAAGCGGTACAAAAACAACAAGACGAAGAAGAAATAGCAAGAATTAAACAGTTAAACCAAGACAAGTTAAAATTAGCAAAAGACGGATTACAATTAGTTTCAGATTTAGCGGATTTATTTGGAAGTCAAGACGAAAAGAAAGCAAAGTTAGCATTTCAAGTAGATAAAGCGGCAAAGATTTCAAGCGCTACAATAACAGGTTATGAAGCCGTATTGGAGGCGTATAAAACAGGGCAAAAATCACCGTTAACAGTTGCGTTTCCAGCCTATCCGTATGTACAAGCTGGACTCGCTGGTGCTTTTGCAGCCGTTAATATAGCAAAGATTGCAAAGAGTCAATTTAAAGCATCTGGCGGTGGCGGTTCGACTTCAAGTTCTGGCGGTGGTGGTGGCGCTGGTGCTGCTCCTATGACTGCGAACTTTAACACAATAGGTTCAAGCGGTATAAATCAATTAGCGCAATTACAACAAACGCCGACACAAGCCTACGTAGTGAGTGGCGAGGTAACAAGCGCACAAGCCTTAGACCGAAATAGAGTACAAAACGCAACATTATAAGTTTAATAGTTATGGCAAAAGTTGAAATAATAGAACTACTAATAGACGAAACAAAATTAGAAGCTGGTATTAATGCCGTTTCAGTTGTTGAAAGTCCAGCGATCGAAGAAAATTTTATAGCGTTAAAAAAGCATGAAGTTGAACTAAAAGAGGTTGACGCTGAAAAACGAATTTTGATGGGTGCGGCTTTAGTGCCTAATAAACAAATTTACCGTAGAAACAAGGACAAAGAATTTTACATTTACTTCAGTGAGGATACGGTACGCAAAGCAAGTGAATTGTTTTTAATGAGAGCTAATCAAAACAACGCCACCTACGAACACGAACGCAAAATGCTTGACGGGATGTCGGTTGTTGAAAGCTGGATAATTGAAGATGAGAAACAAGACAAATCAGCAAAATACGGATTCAATTTACCTAAGGGAACTTGGATGATTTCAATGAAAGTAAACAACGATGAAATTTGGCAAAAGGTAAAAGATGGCGAAGTAAAAGGATTTAGTATTGAAGGTCACTTCGTAGATCAATATGAAATGAGTTTACAACAAAACGAAGAAGACGAAATAATAGCATTCCTAAAAGAAATACTTGATACTAAATTAGAAACGTATAACGACTATCCTAAAGAAGCAAGCGAAAACGCAAAGATAGCATTACGCTACGCTGAAGAAAACGGTTGGGGTGACTGCGGTACGCCCGTAGGAAAAGCACGAGCCAACCAACTTGCAAACGGCGAAAATATAAGTAGGGAAACAATTTCACGCATGGCTTCATTTGCGCGTCACAAGGAAAATTCACAAAAGGAATTAGGGGACGGCTGCGGTCGTTTAATGTGGCTTGCTTGGGGTGGTGATGCGGGCATTGAGTGGGCGCAAAGAAAGTTAGAACAAATAGATAATAAATAAATGAGAACAGCAAGTAAAGTTAGTCCCCGTGGTGGTAAACGTGGGTGCCTATGTAAAGACGGAAAATATCACAAAGATTGTTGTGACGGTAGTTTAGAAGCGCAAGGGATAGGCAAAACAGCCAGCGTAACGCCGCAAAATGTAACGATAACAGATAACAACGGAGTGCGCACGATAGTACGTCAAAACGGCTAAAAAAGGAACAAGTAAAAATTTTAAAAGTTAATAAGTTATGAATACACTAAAAACAGTTTTCGGAAAACTATTCAAAGAAGAAACACAATTGGCTTCGCACGAAGTTGAATTGGCTATTGCTGACAAACTAAAAATAGAATTAAAAAAATATACTGCTTTAATTTCACAATCGGGAAAAGATTTAGATAATTATTATACTGCTATAAGAGAAATTGAAAAAGTAATTACTCAATTAAAAGGACAAGCTTCTAATGTTATTAATATTGCAAAAGAATTAAGAAAACAAGAAGATTTAGTAAGTTCAGAAATAGAAACAGTAACTAAAAAAGTTAATGAAGCTAAAAGTGAATTAGGTATAAATATTAATATCAATGAATTAGTAGACTTAGGTTCATTACAATCTTCTAACACACTTTCAACAAGAATACAAAGTGATGCAAATGCTTATCTAAAATATGTGAATACTTTGCAAAAACCAACAATTTAAAATAAAATAAAAATGAAAAATAGCCTAATCAATCAAATCAAAACTTTACTTGGAATGGAAGTAAAACTTGAACAAATGAAACTAATGGATGGCGTAACAGTTCTTGAAGCTGATATGTTTGAAGCTGGTAACGAAATTTTCGTAGTAACGGAAGACGAACAAAAAATACCCGTGCCAGTAGGAGAATACGAAATGGAGGACGGTCGTATGTTAATCGTTGTTGAAGAAGGAATTATTTCCGAAGTAAAAGAAAAGGTTGAAGAAGAAGAAGAAGTTGAAGTTGAAGAACCTATTGAAGAAGAAGCGAAAAAAGAACAAGAAATGGAAACGGCTAAAAGCAACCCTAAAAAAGTAGTTGAAAGCACAATCAAAGAAAGTTTCTTTTCTGAAATTGAAGCATTGAAAAAAGAAAACGAAACCTTAAAAGCTGAATTAAGCAAATTGAACGAGGTTAAAGAAAACGAGGTAGAACTATCTGAAGAAGTTAAACCAATTTCTTTTAACCCTGAAAACGAAAACAAAGTTGAGTCTATAAAATTTGCGTCTAAAAGACCACGCACAATAATGGATTCAGTTTTAAATAAACTAAATAAGTAATAATTTAAAAAACAATAAAAAATGAGTACAACATTAACAAGTATCTCAAATGATTCTTTACGTCAAGTAGGTGTAATTGAAACATTAACGGGTGCAACAACTTTGACTGCTGAAGATAGCGGTAAAGTATTTATTCTAAACGCTGCTGCTGGAGCGCAAATTACACTACCTGCGGTTGCTGATGGCGCTGGACAATCTTACAAATTTGTAGTAGGTGCATTATTTGCAACAACTGCTTGGACTATTAAAGCGGCTACAAGCAAAATTCAAGGCGGTGTAATCGTGAATAGCGTTAACGTACCGGGAGCTGATGAAAACACAATTACGTTTTCGGCTTCTGCTGATACAATTGGTGATTTCGTTGAATTAGTAGGTGACGGAACAAACTGGTATGTTTTCGGACTTGGTACTTCTGCTGGTGCAATTACTTTAACCGTAGTATAAATAAAATAAAAAACTAAATAAAAATGGAAAAAATTAACCTATCAACTACTCAAAGCATTACTACAACGTATGCTGGTGAGTTCGCTGGAAAATATATCGCTGCGGCTTTGTTAAGCGCTCCAACCTTGGAAAAAGGCGGTATTACTATTATGCCGAATGTGAAATATAAGCAGGTAATTAAGCGTGTCAGTACAGATGACATCATCAAAAATGCGACGTGCGATTTTGACCCTACTTCTACAGTTACGTTAACTGAAAGAATTCTACAACCTGAATCTTTTCAAGTTAACTTACAATTATGTAAAAGTGATTTTAGACAAGACTGGGATGCAATTCAAATGGGATATTCTGCATTCGATGTTTTGCCGAAGTCTTTCGCTGATTTCTTAATCGCACACGCTGCTGAAAAAGTTGCTGCTGGAATGGAAACTTCTATTTGGAGAGGTGTTAACGCAACTGCTGGACAGTTCGCTGGAATCATGACACAATTAACTACTGATGCTTCTTTACCAGCGGCTCAAGAAATTGCGGGTACTACGGTTGACGCTACAAACGTTACTGCACAATTAGGTTCAATAATTGACGCTTTGCCAGCTGCTTTGTACGGTAAAGAAGATTTAACTTTGTATGTTTCTAATAACATTTATAGAGCTTACGTTCGTGCTTTAGGTGGCTTCGCTGCTTCAGGAGTAGGAGCTAACGGTTACGATAACAAAGGAAACAACCAAGTATTGAATGACTTGTATTTTGACGGTGTTAAAATATTCTTAGCTAACGGACTTGCTTCAAACACTGCGTTACTTTCTCAAACTTCAAACTTGTACTTTGCGACTGGTTTGATGAATGATATGAACGAAGTTAAAGTTATTGATATGGGAGATATCGACGGAAGTCAAAATGTACGCGTAGTAATGAGATTTACGGCAGACGCTAAATACGGTTTTGCTTCAGACGTAGTTACTTACGGAATCGTTAACTCGGCTAACTAAAAAACATAAACTATAATAAAGGGTGGTGCAATATACACCACCTTTTTTTTTGTTAAACTTTAAAAACTAAATAAAATGAGTTGTGATATAACAAACGGTCGAATAGAACAATGTAAAGATTCGGTTTCAGGATTGAAGGCGATTTACTTTATTAACTACGACGACTTAAACCCCGATAGCGTTACTTACGTTGGTTCAACGGATGAGATTAGCGACTGGACTCCAATTGCTGCTGGTGCTTTACAATTGTATAAATACGAATTAAAAGGTGCTAATAGTTTTGAAACTACAATTAATTCAAGCCGCGATAACGGTACTACGTTTTTTCAACAAACGCTTACTATTCAATTAAAAAGACAAGACGTTACAACGCATAAAAACGTTAAACTTTTGGCTTACGGACGTCCGAGAATTGTTGTAAGAACAATGACAGACCAATTCTTTTTAATGGGACTTACACAAGGTGCGGATGTTACTGCGGGAACTGTGTCGAGTGGTAGTGCCTTGGGTGACTTTAACGGTTATAATTTGACTTTTGAAGCCATGGAGGTAAGCCCAGCCAATTTCCTTGATGTTTCAACTGAAGCACAATTGAAAACTTTGTTTGAAGATGGCGCTGGAGTAGATGCACAAATAGTTACTGCTTAATTTCTTTCTTCTATATACTTGCGCAAAAGACACTTACTTCGGTAGGTGTTTTTTGTTTAAGCACAAAATCGTACTTTTGACGTTTATAATATATGATTATTCTAACTACTTCTACAAATGACCAAGACTTTGTGTTTATACCACGAAATAAAGTTTTTGATTATGTAGCTATTACGGACGATCAAACGAACGTAACAACTGAAATAACTGGTTACACTTACACACAAGGGGAATATTACGATACGTTTGAAGCTGAATTTAATTTAGTAGAAAATCATTTTTACGATTTGGTATTTATTAACGGTGCTACGGTAGTTTATAAGGATAGGATATTTTGTACTAATCAAAGTGTTTCGAGTTTTTCAGTAAACAAAAACCAATATACTGCTAATAGCACCACAAATGAATTTATAGTTTATGAGTAATATACACGTTTTAGAATTAAGTTCTTATACAACGCCAGTAATTCAAGAATCAAAACGCGACGCTTGGGTTGAGTTTGGCGAAGATAATAATTACTTTCAGTTTATCATTGATAGGTACGTTAATTCGACAACTAATTCAAGCGTAATAAACAATGTAAGTCGTTTAATTTACGGACGTGGTTTAAGTGCGTTAGATGCAAGTAAAAAGCCAAATGAGTACGCTCAAATGATGGCTTTATTTAATGCTGATTGTATTCGTAAAATTGTACTTGACAGAAAAATGTTCGGACAATTTGCAATGCAAGTACATTATTCACAAGATCACAAAAGAATTTTAAAGGCTTATCATATACCTGTGAATTTATTACGTGCTGAAAAGTGCAATAAAGACGGAGAAATAGAAGGTTATTATTATTCAGATAATTGGTTGGACGTTAAGAAATACGCTCCTAAAAGAATACCAGCTTTCGGATATTCAAATGAACAAATAGAGATACTTTATTCGAAGCCATATGCGGTAGGAATGAAATATTACGCTTTGCCTGATTACCAAGGTGGTTTACCGTATGCAAAGTTAGAAGAAGAAATTGCTGATTATTTAATTAACGAAGTTCAAAACGGTTTTTCGGGAACTAAAGTAGTAAACTTCAATAATGGGGTTCCTACTGAAGAACAACAAAGTATAATTAAAAGCAAGGTGTTAAGTCAGTTAACGGGTTCGAGGGGACAAAAAGTTATTGTAGCTTTTAACAACAACCAAGAAAGTAAAACAACGGTAGACGATTTACCGTTAAACGATGCGCCCGAGCATTACACTTACTTAAGTGAGGAATGCGTAAAGAAAATTATGTTAGCGCATAACGTTACTTCGCCGCTTCTTTTCGGTTTAGGTTCGGCAAATGGTTTTAGTTCAAATGCTGATGAATTAAAAAACGCTTCTATTTTGTTTGATAATATGGTAATTAAACCTATTCAAGACCAAATTATAGATGCCTTTGATAAAATTTTAGCCTTTAACAGTGTTTCTTTAAAATTATTCTTTAAAACGTTACAACCTTTGGAGTTCGTAGATTTAGAAAACGCACAAAACGAAGAACAAGTTGCTGAAGAAACGGGAACGGAATTAAGCAAAATAAACACGGAATTAGAAGAAATATTAAACGAAGTTGATGCAAACCAATTAGGCGAAGGCTGGGTAATGGTAGACGAACGAGAGGCTTCAGAAAATGACGAAGAATTAGATTTACAATTAATTAAAGCTGAATTAGATTTAGAGCCTAAAACAACACTTTTAAGCCGCTTAATTAACCTTGTTCAAACTGGTAACCCTCAACCCGATAAAAAGAGCGCACAAGACAAAAAAGTAGGAGATTTAAAATACTTTAAAGTTCGTTATAAATACACGGGAAATAAAGCACCCGACCGTGACTTTTGTAAAGCAATGATGTCAAAACAAGATAGGTTGTTTAGAAAAGAAGATATTGATGCAATGAGTAGAAGGGCGGTTAATCCGGGTTTTGGCGAAGGCGGTGCAAATACGTATGATATATTTCGTTTTAAAGGTGGTCCACGATGTCACCACAAATTTTCAAGGGTAACTTTTATGTTAGATTTAAACGCTATTGAAAAAGGTTATTCTGAAATAGGAACAAGAGCAGCAGAAATTAAAGGATATAAAGTAACGAACCCTTACGAAGTTTCAATATACCCTAATAATTTACCTTTAAAAGGGTTTAGCCCACGAAATAAAAATTTACCTTCAGACGTAATATAAAATGGCAGAAGCACTACTCATAACACGACAAGACGTTGTTAAATTCACTGCAATGAATGGCAACGTAGACACGGACAATTTTATTCAGTACGTCAAAATAGCACAAGACATTCATATTCAAAATTACTTAGGTACTGATTTACTTGAAAAATTAAAGTCCGAAATTATTTTAGCTTTTTCGGGAATACCGACAGCTATTACAATAAGCAACCAAGGAACGGGTTACACTACGGGAACTGCTATAAATACAACAAGTACAACGGGAACGGGCTTAAAGTTAAATATTACTGCGGCGGGTGGTTTAATTACTGCAGCTACAATTAACACGGCTGGCACTGGTTACACGGTAGGAAGTACGGCAACGGTAACAGGCGGCACAAATGGAGCGGTTACAATAAGTTCAATTTACACAATACCAACTGATTATAATAACCTTTTAGTTACGTATGTAAAGCCTATGCTTATACACTGGGCAATGGTTGAATATTTACCATTTGCAGCTTATACAATAGCGAATAAAGGGGTATACAAACATAATTCGGAAAACGCTACAAACGTTGAAAAGGTAGAAATTGATTTCTTAATAGAAAAAGAACGTTCAATAGCGCAGCATTACACTGAAAGATTTATTGATTATATAAGTTTTAACAACGATTTATTTCCTGAATACAATAGTAACTCAAACGGGGATATGTACCCCGACACAAATAATAACTATACTGGCTGGTATTTATGAAGAACTACAAACCAAAAGACGAAAACATAAAGAAATTATTAACCTATTTAAGTAAGCAAAATGGCAAACGTAAAGATAAGTCAATTAACAGCGAAAGGAAGTAATTTAGAAGCTTCAGATAGGCTGGCAATTGCACAAGACACGGGCGGCGGTACATTCGCAAGTAAGTATGTAACGGGTGCTGAAGTACGGAATAGAGCAAGAGCAACGCACACAAGCCAACACACGTTAGTTTTAAGTGATGCGAATAAGGTAGTTGAACTAAACTTTTCAGGTGGTAATAATTTAATAGTTCCTACGAATGCAAGTGTAGGTTTTCCGAGCGGTACAATAATAACTTTGGCACAATACGGGGCTGGACAAGTTACTATTATAGGAGATACGGGAGTAACTTTAAGAAGTAGTGGCGGTAAAAACAAAACAGCAGCGCAATATTCGGTTGCTACTTTATACAAAAGAGACACGAACGAATGGTATTTATACGGTGATTTAACTACTTAAAAATGGCAAATGCAAATGGATGGGGCGACGGTGCTTCAAATAATACAATAGGTTGGGGGCAAGGTGCAAATAATGCAATAGGCTGGGGTGATATTCACGCAGATAGTTGGGCGGGTGCTACTGATATTTCAGGCGCACCAACAACGGACCCAGATGCACAAGCATTCATTACAGCGGCTGCAATAACAAACCCAACACAACAAGCGGCTATTAATACTTTGGTAGTTGACTTGAAAGGATATTCAATTTGGACTAAGATGAAGGCTTTGTATCCTTTTGTAGGGGGTACTGCTTCAACGCACAAGTTTAACTTAAAAGACCCACGCGATTTAGATGCAGCATTTAGATTGGTATTTAATGGTGGTTGGACACATAGTTCAACAGGTGCAACTCCTAATGGAACTAATGGTTATGCAGATACGAAGTTAGTTGCACAAGGAATACTTGGTTTAAATTCAACAAGTGTTGGTGTTTATTCAAGAACTAATGTCGATATATCAGCTCCTTCTATTGGCAATGTTACTGGTGGATTAGGTAGTGAATGTTCATTATGGTTAAGAATTGGAAATAATACAGTAGCAAGAGTTAATGCACCTAATTATCCAAGTATATCAAATTTAGATTCAAAAGGATTTTTTATTGCAAATAGAATAATGTCTTCTGAAATAAAAGTTCAAATTAGAAACGTTCAATATACAGGAACTTTTAACACAAGTAATTCACTTTCTACAAATACCTTTAAAATAGGCGGTGTTTCTCCTGGCTATTTTGATACCAAAGAACTTGCATATGCATTTATTGGTGATGGTTTAACAGACCAAAACATGACTGACATGAACACAGTAGTACAAGCATTCCAAACAGATTTAAATAGAAACGTATGAAACTAACAGATTTAACAACAGAACAAAAGTTAACCTATGTCGGACTATTGACAGAGGTACAAAAAAACGAATTAGTAGGTCAATGGTATGCACCTGACTCTTATTTCAATCCTATAATTTTGTAAATTTGTATATGGCATACGTTTATAGACATATAAGATTAGATAAAAATGAACCGTTTTATATTGGTATAGGTTCTGATAAAGCAAGGTGTTACACTAAACAAACAAGAAATAAACATTGGCATTCTATTACAAAGCATACAGAATATAGAGTTGATATTATTTTTGATGATTTATCCGTTGAAGAGGCAAAAGAAAAAGAAAAAGAACTTATTGCATTATATGGTAAAAAATCAAATGGTGGTTTATTAGTTAACATAACTAATGGCGGAGATGGATGTTGGGGATTTAAGGCAACAGAAGAACAACTTGAAGCAAGGAGAAAAAGGATGACTGAAAGCAATCATTTTAAAGGTAAACAGCATACTCCTGAATCAAAAGAAAAAATGAGATTAGCTAAATTAGGAGTCAAAAGACCTAAAGAAGGCTACATTAAAAGAGCTGAAAAAATGAAAGACTATGTAGGTTTTAACCATTGGCA